CTACGTTACCGCGTGATTGAATAGCAGCAAACAAACCTTCTGTACCTTTGTAACCAGCGTTAGCAGCAGAACCAGCTCCTGTAGCAGAAGCTTTTTCACCTTCAACAACTGACATTTCTAGGTAATCTTCAAAACGTAGTCTTGTTTCAGACTCAGCTTTTAGATACCATAGATATCCTCCAGTACCATCTTCAGTAGCAACTTCTACCCAACCAATCTGAGCAGTGTCAGAACCAGAAACAACATACTTGCTTCGGATAATGATTGGTGAATTGCTGAATTGAGTAAAGTTAGGATCAACGCTAATATACCCATCAGAAGCGCCAGCGCTTACAGTTGAGCTAGGAGTAGAAGAACCTTTTCCATACTCAGATCCATATACGAAGATCTTAACAGTAGTTCCTAGTGAAGCAGTTGTAGTAGCAGTGTAAGGAGCAACAGTAAGTGCACCAGAAGTTAGGTTAGATGCAGTTACTACAGCTTTAAGTTCATTACCAGCTTCATCAACAGCTACGATAGTTTGACCAATTGAAACTACGTTTGCAACGTAATCTTTAGGATCAGCAGGAGTCAACGCTACAGGGATAGTGATAGTGTTAACTTGATCGTTAGTACAGTCTGTGTAAGAAATGTGTAGACGGTTTTGCTCAGACCAAATAACTTGATCAGACGTCATAGGCATTTCAGCACCAACCATACGCAAAAATCCAGAGAGTGTACGATTTCCATATCTCTCTATTTCTTGCTCATAAATCTCAGGAAGATATTGTTGAGCAAATGTATCAGAGTCACCAGTACCAGTTCCACCATTAAATGATAGGTAGTTAGTATCTAGCAACTGTTGTTTTTGTGACGGAATAATGTCACCAAATATAGGACTTACAGCCATGATTATTTATTTTAATTTTTTATTGTTACTTTTTTAACTTTAAGTTTTGAAGAATCAACACCACTAATAGCTTTAACTTTTAATCCATTTACAAATACTTCACCTTGCGCTGTTTGTCTTGGTTCTGTCGAAATGTTTTTTGACTTAGCCATGACTTCTTTAACAGCATCAGCTTTTCCTTGCTCATAGAAATGTTGAGCTAAAGTATCAGCGTTTCGAGCAGCATACAAAGCTTTATGGTAACCTGACAAATCTGATATCTTGTTGTCTTTATCTAAGAACGTCCCGATAAAATTAGTTATATCAGACTGAACATCAGCCACTTGCTTTGGATTTTTAATACCATACTTAAATTTTTTCTCTCCAACACTGAAATCAAAACCTTTGAAATCATCAGTTAAAAGAGTTTTGGTACGGTTAACAAAATCATCATGCACTTGCTTAACAGTGTTTTGCTCTTCATTGTATCGATTGAAAAAATCCATAGCTTTTTGTTGTTCTTGAGTTACGCCCGGTCTCAACTTGATCTCGTCGTAATATTTATCTTTCAATCCTTCTAAAAAGTTTTTGGCTTTTCCAACTTCTTCTTTAAACGCAATTTTCTTTTTGCGTATATCTTTCTCGTCGTCTAACTCTTCATCATAATCAAAGTCTTCTAACAAAAGACTTACATCATCATAATCAAGATGCGGTCGTGTTTGTTTATAATATTCTCTTACTAATGTATTGTTATCTACATTAGAGTAATCTGCATTAAGCCGAACGTAATCTTCGACTGTTCCACCAGTTTCTTCCATAAACGAAACTAGCTTTTCAATATTTTCAGGTAAAACTTTTTGCTCTATAACAGCTTGTTCAACCTCTTTAACTACCTTTTCTTCAGTAGGTTTTACTTCTTCGTTTGATACTTCTTCAATAACAGAGAGAGGGGACTCTTCATTTGAGTCGGTGGTCCGTACTTCTTCAACCACTTCTTCGCTGTTGCTACCGTTTTCGGATTGTCCGACAGTATCATCGCCTGCATCTGCGCTTTGCTCTTGAACGGCATTATCTTCGTTTTTAATTTCTACTTTAGTAACTTCAGGTGCAACTTCACCTTGAGCTTCAGCAGCTGTATTAGGTATTTCAACTTTAGTTACCTCTTCTGTTTTACCTAAGTTTTTAGGTCTTTTAGGTTTAGCTTGTAGTTTAAACTCGCCTTCCTGTTTTACTTCTTCTGACATAATATAATATAATTAAATAATTAAAAGTTTTTTAACGAGGTTCAAACTGTTCTAGTCCAAATCCTCCAAGTGCGTCGTTACCAGCTGATTCAAAATTTTTTGGTAATTCGTCGTTTTGTCTTTGTGAAATCATTTCAGATTGTTGTGTTCCAATAATTCTAGCGCGCTCATCTTTACGATTTTCAATTTCTTTTTCTTTTTCTTTTTCAACTCGAGCTCTTGCTTCTGCTAACTGAATATTGTAATTAAACTCTTCAGCCATTAATTGTTTTTTAATTTCAGCCTCTGTTTGCATACGTTGTATTTCAAATTGAGACTTACCTTGCTCAAGCTGAAGTTTAGTTTCTGTAAGAGCTTGTTGTTTCTGCATTTCAGCAAGCGCAGCTTGTTCGTTAGCTTGCGCGTTAGCCTGAGCTTGAGCTTGTATGTTTGCTTGAGCTGCAGCTTGATCTCTTTCTTGCTTTTGCTTACGTTTTATTTTAAGCATTTGATTTGCTAGCTTAATATTAGATATTTGCTCTATATCTATAATATCCTCTAAATCAACACCACCTGACTGCAGGGCTATCTGTATATTTTTTTGTAGCATTTGCTTGTCTTCTTCTTCAGGTTCTAACTCCAAGAATATACCAAACTCATGCATATTTAAACTATACATTTGCTCCAATGTATTTGTATTAAATGTGCTAATACTATTCATTAAAGCATTTCTAGTTAACGGGAAGTTTAACATGTCTGCAGCTCTTAAACTTATATTCTCTGCTGTTCTAACTGTTAAATACATTAGTGATTGTAGAATATGTTTAGTAGCTGTGTTTGATGCAGCTGCAGCTAGCTTTTGTAAACCTACCAAAGCATCTTTATTTGGTTGACTACCATCTCTAGCTTCATTTAATCCCGTCACATCGCGTATCATTTGTAAATAATATTGATACGTTTGCACCAGCGCGCCTATTTTAGCTTGACCATTAGATGTTTGTAGCTCTTGAATAGGTACTTTACCTGGATTAATATCACCATCAACAGTCTTAGATCTACCAACAATACTACCAGTTTGGAAGTACATGTTTAAAGCTTCTTGCGGATTGTAGTTAGTTCCATTACCAAGATCTACTTCTGATAAACCATCAACATCTACAAATACCCCATCAGGCACCATACGAGCTAACACCTGTTGTATTTTTAAGTGAGTTAATTGAATCATATCAGCAAACCCGATACACTTACTTACCAAGCTTTCTATTCTACCCTTATACATTCTAGGAGCAGATATACTATAATTCATTTGAACTTTAGTTTGATCACTATATGGTCTAGTCATATTCTCAGCTAGCTCCCATTTTAACATTTTTTCGTGACCTAATATTTTAGCACCGCTGTATAAAACTTCTATAGCTCTATGTACTCTTTCAAAATTATCATTAGCAGGTGGATTAAAATCTTCTGGCTTTTCAATAGCTTTTAAAAGACCTTGATCTGTTTGTTTAATTTTAAATACTTGATTTTGATATGTCTTGTATTCAAAATATAATACTTGTATATTGTTATAGCTGTCATCTTGACCCCAATAGTTTCTTGTGTAATTAGAATCACCTGGGTATTTTTGTATTTCTTCTAAATCAGAATCTGTTAAATAAGGAAATTGCTTTTTAAGCTCTTCAAGACTTACACTTTTAACTTCACCAACATAATATATATCTTCAAAGTTAGGATCTTCTGTATAAGAATAAACAAGATTAGCAGGATCTACATAATTTACAGTAACACCGTTTGCTAAATTAAAATCTGTTTTAACACAGCTTATACCTATTGTGACTAAATCGTAAGCTAATCTTTTCTTTATTTCTTCGTATTTATTATAATCAAATACGTTGTTTATTAACTCTTCTTCTGCTATTTCTACAGCTTGTTTATAACTAAGCTGCATATGCAACTCTAACTCTTCTTTACTTTTAGGTAATTGATCTTCAGTTAAATTACTTCTTTTTAAATCAATACCAAAGTTTTCTTGAGCTTGCTTTATTAAGTTACCAGCAAAAGCGTCTTCTGCTATAG